AAGCAATGAACAGAAGAGTTGGAAAAAATGACACCCACAGAATTAGACACTTATAAAAGTGAATTAGATGCACACAACAAAGATGAATTAAAAGCGGAATTGAATGCAGAACAAAAAACAAATTTAGAAAATGCAAAATCTGAATTAAAGGACTTTTTAGCCACTGAAATTGGTAAACAATTATTGGAACAAACTTCTAAAGGTGGTAATCAAACTCAAACGTTAGAAGAAGAAATTAAAGCTAACAAAGAGAAAATTAACGCACTTGCTAAAGGTGATAAAAACGTAGAAGTTGAATTAAAAGCATTATCTAATAGAGCTTCTATCGCAAATAACACAGAAGCGGTTAGATTGTCTGGAATCGGGCAATTAGGGGTTAAATTACGTGCTTTATATGACTTTTTCCCAAAAGTACAAGTAGGTAATGGTAACCATAACGGTACTATTGCTTATATTGACTGGGACGAGGGTACAACAGTAAGAGCAGCCGCAATTGTAGCAGAGGGCGGAACTTTTCCAGAAAGTACAGCTAAATTTGCTGAATACACTAAAAAACTTCAAAAGATTGGTGATACATTACCAGTTACAGAAGAGTTTATGGAAGATGAAGTTTTAGCAAGTTCAGAGCTTTCTAAATTTGTAAATATCAATGTTAACACAGTTATCGACACTAAAATTGCGGTAGGTGCTGGTGGTGCAAATGATATTGAGGGACTTTATACAGCTTCTCCAACTTATACACCAGTAGCAAGTGGTATTACAGATGCAAACATTAAAGATTTAGTTCGTAAAATGAGAACTGCAATCGTTAAAACAAGAGGGTCAAAATATCAACCTAACTTTGTAAGTGCAAATTCAGAAACAATTGATAGATATTTCTTGAAAAAAGATGCAAACAATAACTATATGTTTGATTCTGAAACTGGAACTATTGCTGGTTTAGCAATTGTAGAAGATAACAATTTGGCTGATAATACATTAGTAGTTGGTGATGGTAGATATGGTACTATTTACGAAAAAGGCGGTATCATTTTAACTGAAGGTTTTGGGGATGGTCAATTCGTTGCTGATATGAAAACTATCAAAGCAAGAGTTAGAATGTTATTCTTAATTAGAAATGTTGATAAAACAGGATTCTTGAAATGTACTAACATTACAACTGCTTTAGCAACTTTAGCAACCTAATATTTAATTTATGGCTACAATTAAAAATGTAAAAGTGGAATTTACAGCGGATTTTTCTAATAACAAGAAAGGCGATGTAAGAGAATTTAGCAAAGATATTTCTAACATTTTTATTAATGATTTGAAAGTAGCTAAATTGTATGAAGTAAAAGAAGTAAAATCTAAAAAAAGTAAATAATGTATCTAATTGACAAAACATATTTTATAAAGAATCTTCACGTTCCAAATACGGAAGAACCAACAAGCGATGCGTCTACTGATTTAGATATGTCAATTGATAGATATGTGCGTCAATTTATGCAATTTACTTTAGGAAACGTTTTATTTACTGATTTTGATAGTTATGTCACAGATGGGGAGCTTGAAATTACAGCTCCTCAAAAGTGGCTTAATTTAGTAAATGGTTGTGAATATACTAAAGATGGGATTGATTACGTTTGGCAAGGTTTAAAATATGAGTTAGGACTTTATAAAGTTTCTTTATTAGCAAATTATACTTATGTTAACCATTATCAAAATACTACTAATTCAATTTTAGGACAGATAGCAATCGACCCAAAAAACGGAGTTGTAGTAAATCCGACAGACCATTTAGTAAGTGTATGGAATGAGTTTGTAGAAATGTATCAAGGTGCTAATTGCAGTAATGGATTTGTTAACTATTATGATAATGTTGTATTTGTAGACTATTATCAATATAGAGAAAACGGATTTGTTTCTTACTTACAATTTTTGCAAGATAACAAAGAAGATTATCCAGACTTCAAAGCTGGTATTATTAACTTTAAAAACTCTTTAGGAATATGATTATCGGAATGGCATTAAAAGAAATATTCAAAGACAAAACTATTTTAGTTGATAGTCAAGAAATTTCTGTACAATTTCATTTCGGAGACCAAAAAGAGTTTAATTATTGGGTTGCAACTAAAATGAAGTCGCAAAAATACCCTTTAATTTGGTATGTTATTAACAATCCTACTCCTTTAGGTAATGGTAGATTAAGAGTTGAAAGTCAATTGATATTATTTCAAGGAACTAAAAGCGAAATTTTAAATACTACACGATACGAATTAACGTATTTAAAGTATATTGAACCGCTTTACGAATTGGTTAATAAAACTTTAACGGAACATAGATACGTTACTTTATTAAATAGTGGCAAACCTATTCCGTATAAAGATGAACCTAACTTTGGAGTTGAAACAAACAACCCTTTGTTAACTTCTAACGATTTTGCTACTACAACAGCTAAACAAACAAAATCTATCGGTATAGTATTGGTAGATGCAAAGATTTTACGATTAAAAATGGAGATAACTCCAAAATGTATAATTAATAATAATTAAAAAAAAATGATAAAAATAAACGCTTTCGGGCAATGTTCCGAAGATATTTTAGGCACAGGAATTGGTGAATGTCCAATTACTGATTTAGGAGATTTACAAGGTTTAGGACTTTTAAAGAAAGGTACTACTTTGTCAATTGCTACAGATTCATTTGATGAAACAGCCTTTAGAGCTTTAATCACAGATGGAAAATTACACCAAGTTATTAACTCTTATGCTTTTGAGGATACCACTCCAGAAAGCGAGCGTTCTACTTCAAGTGTAGGTTTAATGGAATCTGTTAGAGCTGGAAAACCGATGTATAACTTTACATTCAAAAAAGGTTTAGGATTCCACAAAGCAGTTTACTCTTTGAAAGGACAAAACAGATGGGATGCAATGTTCTACTTTACTAAAGGTATTTTGATGGCTTATAACACGTCAAAAACTGCTTTAAAAGGTTTTAACGCTGGAATGTTAGACGTTGATTCTTATAAATTTAAAGTAGGTGCTGAAACTGAATTTTCAAAAGCTACTCTACAATTAGTAAGTGCTGAAGAGTTCAACACCCGTTGGGTTTTCTTCCCTTATGAAGAAATAGGATTTAATGCATTAGAAATTGATGGTGTTATTCAAGCAGAAGTTGCTTTTTGTTTTGTACCTGTTAATTTAGATACATCTATTAAAGTTACTTTAGTAGATGGTTATAATAGCTCAATTTCTTATGCTTCTTTATTTGATACTGTAGGAGATTGGAAAGTTTTAGTTGATGGTGTTAACGCTACTATTTCTGCTGTTTCAATTACTGCAAATGTTGCTACATTAACTATTCTAGCTTTAGCGACTGCTGACGTAGTAGAGGTTTCTTTAAATGGTATTGTAGCAGATACGGAGTTGAAATATTACAAATCAAACACAGCAACTGCAACGGTAACGGCTTAATTTTAGTTTAGTTCATAATTCTTTAAACCCTCTCTATCTTTGAGGGGGTTTTTAGTAAAAACAAATAGATATGAAAATATTAAATACAGATTTTAATGAGAGTTTAGTTTGGAGTTTTGATGATAGGTTTGATTTATTAAAAAGAGTAAACCCAAAGTTAACAGACAAAGAAATAATTTCAGCACTTAAGCAAAATGGAATATCAAAAAATACTACAAAAAGCTCAAAAAGAAAAGCAGATGATTCCGCAAGTATTGGGGACTCTGATAATCTTTAATAGCGAGCAAATAGTAGAGGGTATTCGCAGACGTTGGGCTTTTGGTAAGGATGTAAACGATGGAATTATAGGACAATATCAAAATCCAGACTATCAAGCCTTTAAAGTATCGACTAATCCAAGAGCTGGTGGTAACGTCGATTTAACATTAACGGGTGCTTTAGGTCAAGGATTAACAATAAGAAAAAAAGGAGATAAGCAGTACGAAATATTTTCAACTGATTATAAATTTAAAAGAATAACTGATAAGTATGGAATAGAGCAGTTTAATCTTGACCAACAACAAACAGAAGAGTTATTTGATATGCTTTATTTTATGGCTTTAGAAAATTATATTGATAATGTATGGCTTGTTTAACTTGTGGCAGTCAATTTGATACTTCATTTGACGCAATAGTAAGAAGAAAAAAACAGAATTATGACACTAACGGAACAGAATATTACGTATATCGACAAGATAAATCAAATTTTTGGAAAATTACGAGAAAAGAATATTTTAAAGCTATTTTCGACAAAGAAAAGCCAAGTGAGTATTTCCATATTTCAGAATTTAAGCCAGATTAATATTGAACTTTGGAATGAGATTTTAAACACTCAAAATATCTATTTACTGCATAAAGATTACGATGTTAACACAAAGTATAGTAAAGCAGAAAACATTGCTTTAAACAGCAAATTTATAGAATTATACGATGATTATTTTGTAAAGTTAGACAATCAGTTTGCAAAGAACAATCTAAAAGAAACACAGGAAAAAATACAACTTTCGGCAAAGATTATGATTCTTACTGATTGCATTAATACCTTAGCGTCTATTAAGAGAAACTATTCAGTAATAAAAGAACCTATAAAAAAAGAAAATGAGATATACGATTGCGTTAAAATCATATCAAAGTACATAAAGTTTGATAAATTCAACACAATTGATGAAAATATAGCGATAATTCAGAAGTTAATAGTATCAAACGAAACAACTTATAAGCGTAAATTTGGAGAAAATGACAAAGAATTTGAACAAAAAACATACACTTTTGAAAAGCAAGTTGTAGATGTTGAGCAAGTTTTAGGACACACAATTGACACAACAAAAGTAAGTGTTTTAAAATGGATAGGTTATATAAATTTAGCACAAGAAATAAGTAAAAAAAGAGCAGAAAATGGCAAGCGTTAGAGATAATATAGTAAATTTAGATGTAGTTTATTCCAAACTAAACACTACTATTGATAAGAATATTGAACTTCTAAAAGAGGGTGCAAGTGCGGTTGATGCTTACAACAAGAAAATTAGTGTTGTCCCGAGTGCTTATAAAAATGGTTTAGAATTGCTTTCTGTTACTTTGGAAAAAGTAAAACAATCAGAAATAGAACTTACAAAAGCAGAAAAAGAAAAAGCAAATGCAATCGTAAAACTTAACCAAGTACAGCGTTCACAAAATCAAACAGAAATATCAAATTTAAGAACAAAAACACAATTAATTGCATTAGAAGAAAAACACGAAAAGCAATTAGCAAGGGAGCAATCTAAATTACAAGCGTCTGAAAATCTTTATGTAAAAGTACAAACTAAATTAAATTCATTAAGCAATGAATATAAAGATTTAGCAACACGTAAAGAAATGGGTTTATCTTTAACAACTAAAGAAGAACAAAGATATTTAAGCCTACAAAACAGAATACAAACGTATGACAAAACCCTAAAAGCAGTTGATGCTACAATGGGTAAACATCAACGTAATGTTGGTAATTATGCAAGTGCTTTTAACCCATTAAGTAACTCAATTAATCAATTGACACGTGAAATGCCAGCTTTTACTTATTCAGTACAAACTGGATTTATGGCATTGTCAAATAATATACCAATCTTTACAGATGCTATTCAAAACGCTGTAAAACAAAATAAAGAGTTAATAGCTCAAGGTCAACCAACAACAAGTATTTTAAAACAAGTTGCTGGAGCGTTATTTAGTTTTCAAACCCTTTTAGGTGTTGGTATTACTTTGCTTACTGTTTATGGTAAAGAAATAGGAAATTGGATAAAAGAATTAAATGGAGCAAGTCAGGCTTTAGACGAATTAAACGAAAATCAAAAAGCATTTTATAACAGTAAAAAAGAGGGTAAAAAAGAATCTATAACAGAGCGTACAGAATTAGAAAAATATGTACGTGTTATGCGTAATTCTAATTTAACAATGGAAGATAGAATGATTGCTTTAGATAAAATAAGAAAGCAATTTCCTTATTATCTTAAAAATTTAACAGACGAGCAATTATTGAATGGAAACATAAGAAAGGAATTATCTGAATTAAATTTAGCTTTAGAACGTAGAGCAGTTTTAGAAAAAGCTACAGAATCTAATGTAAAAAATAAACATAAATTAGTTGATTTACAAGCAGAAAAAGAAGCGTTAAAAGATTCTATACCATTTTTAGAAAAACAAGTACAAGTTAATAGAGAATTAGCTCAATTAAATCCAAGAGAAATGTCAGGAATGTTGACACAATCTGAAAACAAATTAAATGATGCTAAGAAAAGAAGAGTACAAATAGACAAAGAGATTTTAGAGTTTAATAAAGCTATATTGCAAAACAATAATACTATAAATATATTAAAATCACAAACAATTGGTTTAGAAGATACAGAAACAGACGCTAAAGAAAAAAATACAAAAGCGACAAAAGAAAATAAAAAAGCAAAAGAAGACGTTAGGCTTGCTTTAGTTGGTTCTGTAGAATGGTTTGAAATTTTAAAATCAGCTTTAGAAAAAGAACAAACACAGCTTTCTCAAAATTCTGAAAAATGGCAAGATTACCAAAAAAGAATTGACCAAGTAC